AGAATGCAATACAGAATTAATGATTTACCTGATGCTGTTGGTGACAATAGCAATATACGCTTATTTCTGATTGCATGTACAAATGATGCTAATTGATAATCTCTTATTATATGAGGTAGTTTGAGAGTATCAACAAATTGATTTGCTTCAACTAATGAGAAGTTTTCTGTGATTGAAACATCAGAATCAATCTCAAGTTTGTAATCTCTTTCTTTACAAAACGATTTGATATAATCAACGAGACCATGATATATTGTGAATGTTCTAAGATCAGCAAGTCTTATCTTACCATCCCATACCCTTGATTTGTATGCAGGAGTAAATTGATATCCAGGAATATAAAAAGTAAAGAAATCCGATAGTTCTTGAGCAACACTTCTTTCACATTCAAATTTTATAAAAGATTCATTCTTTTTATGAAGTATTAGATCAAACACCTTGTATAAATCTTTCCCACGCAATAAAGTCCCTCAACTGAAAAGTTCTTCCATTCAATTCCTTCATAATACTTTGGCAGACTTCAACAATTTCATCATGGATAACCTTATTTACAATATACTTATTGACATCATCATCACTCTCAAGATATGTAGTTATCTCAGATTTAAGAACAAAGGGAAATGGTTCCCAACCATATTTCTTGAGTTGATCATCATCTAATTTTCCTGTATAGTATTCCCACTTCAACTTCTTCATTTTGTTGTATTTGAATTCTGCTTCTTTAGAAAGCATCCTATGCTTAGAAAGTATATTCAAATACTTACTATGTAATTGAGGTATGTTTATTAATTCTTTGCCAGGTTCAGTTCTATCGATGATAGAATCTTTGCGCCACATTTCAAGTAAATCTTCAAGTCGTTTCACGGTAATTTACCTCCTATACATGGAGTATATCATATTATAGATATTTGTCAAGTGTTTTTAGAACAATTTATCTATATCGTAGTAACTATACCTAAATGTTGCATCTGCACTCATAGCAGTATCCGGTGAATCATTTGCGCCCATTATGTATGTAGATAATGATGTAGGAAAACAATCATATAATTTATATCTGAAATATGGTGTATTAGATGATGATAATATTGTAATCGATGCATCTGAATATTGTGGTTTTTTATCTGCTAATAGTTGTGCTGAAGCGGCTCTACTCAAATTTGAAAGATTAACATACTCAGTAAAATCTTTCGGAAATGTCATTGCACGAATCCAATCATGAATTTCCAACCAACCTTTTAGTTCTTCATCAATCAAAAAGGTAATATTAAGTAGATCATATATTGCTTTCTCGCCAGGAACATATAAGTCTACAAAAGGAGTATTCTGTGGCACTTCAGATAATGATATTCCAGGTACACTTACTGACTGACAGAAGTATTGGATACTTGGCGCCCGAGTAAAGTTTATGATAAACTTATTCGGTTGAAGAAGATTTGGATTTGCAGGATTTCTTGTTGTTGCAGTCATTAGGTATTCTTTATATGGAGTGCAATATCAATTAGTGTTTCTTTTTCAATCATATTAATAATTTTACCAGTAAGATTAATTTCTTGTTGTATATACATCATCTTAAATTTTAATTCTTCCATCTGATGTATATAGAATTCAAGTTCTTTTTGTTTTCTTGATCTTATATTGATCAAGTCTGACATTAAGATTATATCACTCATGGCTATATTTATATAAAAAAAGGGGCCCCTTTTGAAGGCCCCTTTTAAGCATCACTCTATGGTGATTTCAATCTTACATCAGATTGGCAATTTTAAATGCGCGATAGTAGAAGTTAGCAAGACCAGTAAGTGCGCCTGCGCCCTTCACTGTACCTTCTGCAAACGGATTAGCAACAAGACCATAACGTGTCTTGAAACCAATCTTTGGTTGGAAAGTGCTTGTATCAACTGCACGAACCATTTGTAGAGGAACATATGGGCAATAGAACAGACCAGCATCATAGGCATTTGAACCCTTGAAGCCAACAACAGCAAACTCAGATGAAGCAGAAGTTTGTGCATATGGATCAATGTAAACCTTGATACGACCAAACATTGTACCTGCAAAAGTATTGCCAGTATCATCAACAGTCAGATTAACTTGACCCTGAAGTGCTGAGTTGTAGTCAAGAATACCAGCCATTGCAAATGCTGAAGCAACATCGCTTGAGCAGATCATGATGTTACCTTTTCCACGACGGGTTGTCTTAGCAATTACGTTTGCTTCACGTTCAATCTGGAATGCAAGACCTTTAATCTTTTCAACCATCCAACGACCATTTGAATCTGTGTCAAGGTTGAATCTACCAGCTGTTGTTGTTCCAACTTGGCAACCGGTTACAGCAGTGCTGTAGATTGTACGAACAACTTCACGGTTGATTTCAGCAAGAATTTCTGCTGATAGGATGTTGCTTAGTTCTGTTTCTGCATCCAAACCATGAACTGCTTTTAAGTCTTGTGCAAGTTCAATTGAGTATTCTGCCTTCAAAGCACGGGTCTTTGCAGTAACAGTAACTTTTTCAATTGAGAAAGCCATTTCTTGGAAAGTATTACCAGAATCGCCCAATGCTTCTGCTCTAGCAGTAGACATACCTGCAACACCTACACCATTTGCAACGAAGGTATTAGCAGCATCAGCACCAACTGCAAGAGTTGTTTGTGCAGTACCCAGACCTGAATGTCCGGTATTTGCTTCGTTATAGAAGGCTTCTGTTCCACCTTGAGTTGCATATGTAGAACGCATTGCAAAGATAAGTCCTGTAGGACCGGTCATTGGCTGAACGCCGCAGATATCATAAGCAATAAGATTAGGTAATGAACGGCGAACCAGGCTGATCAGAATTGGATCAAAACCAGCAACAGGACCTGCAGCGGTTGCGCCAGCTGAGAAACCAGTTGCACCAGATGCGCCTAGACCAGCAGATGCAGACATTGTAGGAACAGCTTCGGTCATCATTCCTGATTTTTGCATTTCTTGAATTTGATTTTCAAGAATAACTGCGGTAACAGCACGGCGATATGGATCTTTAATAGGGGCTAGGTCTGGATGATCCAGAACACCTGCCCATTTTTTCTGTAGATTTTCTGACAAATACATATTATCTCCTTGGGTTGTTAATTATTGTACTTTGGTTTTAGAAATTGATTGTGAAACAGCAGCAACGTAGGGATCATTAATAACATCGGCTTCGTTGGCTTCTTCCACCTGTTCGTGTAGTTGCTGTGCATCTCCCTTTTTAATTCCTGAGGGAAAATAATTCTCACGGATAGTTTCAAGTTTTGTAATGTATTCATCCTCTGTGGAGAATTCTACACTCTCTGCGAGTGATCTGATTTTTTCAACTTGAGTTTGTGTGAGACCTTCAGTAACAACATGAATCATTTCAATTTTGCGTGATTCAACTAATTCTTTCGATAGTTCAATACCACGTTCAATCTCTTCATTGATTTTGCTTTCAAGTTCTTCAACTTTACTTGCAAGTTCATCAATAAGATCAACTTTTTCAGCAGGAACATCAATATAGTGTTCTGCGAATAGATTACGCATACCAGTAATGAAGTCTTCTGTCAACTCTGAACGTAGACCAGATTCAATTGCGATTTCATTATCTGACATCCATTGTTCAACAACGTATGATAGGTAATCGTCAACTTTTTCTGTTAGTTCGCTCCGAATTGCATCAACTGCTTCTTCTAGCATACCAGCATATTTGGATTCAACTTCTTCTTCAATTTGTGAGATTCTGTCTTCAACACGGGCCTCAAAAATTGTAGATACTTTTGATTTGAAGTCTTCTGAAATTGTAGAATCATCTGCAAAGAGTGCATCAACATCTTCTTTCATCTTTGCTTTCATCTTTGCTTTGTCTTCAGCTTCATCACCGTGCATTTCAGCAATAACTTCTTCATCGTCATCTTCAATTTCTTCCATTTTAGAAGATGCAGCAGATGGCTTTGTTGCTGGCGGTGTTGTTTTACCTTTGATAGCTTTTGCTGCATCAATTTTTGCAGAATCGTCCATCGGTTTAGAATTGGTATATGTTGGTCCACCTAAGTCTACGACTTCAGCGTCCATTTTATTCATTGAATCCGCGCCTGCTGATTTCTTGCTTCCTGCAAGAATTTCTGCTGCGGCTTCCATTAATCTGTTTGTTGCCATTAGGAATCTCCTTATGATTTCTTATTTATAAAATTAAAGTTTTGCGAGGTAATTTTCAAATAGTTTAAGTGCAACTTCTTCTATTTGTTTAGAAGATGCCCTCTGAATTTGTTTTTTTGCTTGGTCAAAATCAGACTCAACAAATTTGCCTTCTATGAACATCCATTCTTTATTCTCCATAATACCATTAACAAATGCTCCGGGTGCAGATGGATCAGCTACAATATCTGCTGCCGTGGCAAGTCTTAAATCGTCTTGAACCAGATTATAACCTTCTCTAGTTGCAACAACAGAACCAAGGGCTCTTGATGATACACCTATACTTACGTCATTTTCAATAAAGTTCTTAACAATTTTTCCATATGGAGTTTCAAGAATTAGTGCTTTTCCATGAAATGTATTTCCGTCTTCCACAAGAGATACAATTTTATGTGACACCCTCTCAAGATTGATTGAGGGTGTATCAGGATGACCAAGTTCACCGAGGGCGCGATTGGCCTTAATATATTCTTCTTGATACCGAGAAACTTCATTTCTCAAAGTTTTCATCTCATACATGCGATTATTTTTATTTACTTTATCACCAACAAGAAAGGTACCTTCAATATAAAGGTTCTTTTTACCGCTCTCGGTTGCCTCAGTAATATACTTTACTTCTTCTATGGATTCTCTGATCAGCTTCATATTAACCTACCAATGCTGTTGCATAGCTAGTATCTTTAGAAAGTTCCAAAAATATTGTACCTGAAGTAGTAACAAGGATTTGAACATTGCCTGTACTATTATTTGCAATTGAGTGTCCATATTCATCAAGGCGAATTTCACCCGTTCCATATAATTGTAGAACGTCTACTCCATTTCTGAGAACACGGATATTGCCTGTTGTTGCCCAATTAACTCTTTTTATGGAAGCTGAATCAACAGTCTCATTTGCATTAAATGCTAAATTAGCAAGTGAAACATTTGCATATCCTGTATCAACAACCCTAATGATAGATGATGATCTTAATGTATTTGTTATTTCGTATGCCATTTTATCTTAGTCCTAATGATGTGCGACGGCGCATTGATATTTTTCTTTTCAACAGTGTCCGGCGCAATTTTGCTCTTCTAGTTGTTTTCCATGATCGTTTTAATAAACGAGATTTACGCAATCTAACTGTTGCTGGTATTCGTCTTACTGTATTACCTGCAATCCTATAACCTTTAATTCCAGATTTTCTTTTATTCTTCTGGACTATTATACGGCCTTTAGAATTTCTTCTAATTCGCCGACGTATCTTTGTAATTCTACCCATCTTAATAATATTGGGATTTCTCTTTTTTACGACTTCATCCAAATCTTCAGCTTCTTCGGTTATCTGTGCTGCAATATATCTCTTTGCTTCAGCTAATCTCTTTGAAACAAGTTCATTCAATCTAGCCGTAATACTTTCTTTGGCACCATTCAGCTTATTTGCAGCTATTAATTCTATAAAATTCATTTTGCACGTTTAAATGCAAAATCAGAAGCCTTTGCAAAATGCTCAGGTGACTTATGAACCATATCTGCAAACTTCTTCTTGTTATCATCATTCAATGCACCATGAACCTGAGTAAGTGCAGATGCAGTAAAATGATCAACTTTTCTTGTTTTACCATTTGCAAACTTAACTGCTTTTGCAGATTTACCGGCTACAATATTATGTAGTTGATCCATTACTGCTTCTTCCAATTCAACTTCTTCTGCTTGAATTGTCGCATCAACATCAGGTCCATATGGTACTGAGAAGTATTTATTCAACTGATTATTGTGATATAATGCAACCTTTGTTCCATCTGGATAAATTCGGATTGCTTTTCTTTTCAATAATAGAAGATATGGTGGATCTTTTTG